CGACAATCCGATCAACCATGGCGTGGCGGTTGTCCCCGTTGAGGCTGGCCGCGAAGTGCACCAAGAGCCGAGGTTCCTGCGACGAGTAGTCGAACGACCCCCACTTGCAGCCCTCCTCAGGGACAAAAAGTCCCCGGATTAATTTCTTGATCTCCTTGTCTCGGGCCGGGATCTGCTGGAGGTTCGGGTTCGAGGAAGAGAACCGCCCGGTCACCGTCCCGCCGTCGTCGCTGCGCAGCTGGTGGAACTCGCAGTGGATGCGGCCCTTGTGCTGGTGACGCAGGATCGTGTCGATGAAGGTGCTGTCGGCCTTGTCGAACTCCCGAAGCTTCACGATCATCTGGGCAATCGGGTGCTCGTGCAGTTGCAGGAACTGCTTCGTGAACGACGGGGCTCCTGCCTCGGTCCTCGGATACTCCAGCCCCAGTTCCTCGAAGACAGCCTGCAGGCTGGCCGATGCCCACGGCTCGATCTTCAGCCCCGTCAGCCGGTGGATCTCGGCCTTCAGTTCCTTGATCTTCTCCTTGAGGTAAACCTTTGTTCTTGCTGCCTTTTCTACGTCTACCCTGACGCCCATCTCCCGCATCTTGACCATCATGCGGATGAGCCCCGTCTCGAGGTTCCAGATGTTCCAGAGATCCTGCTTGTCCAACTCGATCTTGAACCGCTCCCACAGGCGCAGCGTCATGCCAGCGTCCTGCTCGGCATACCGGCCCACGAACTCCGGCGGCAGCTTGTACATCTCCGCCTTCGGATCCAGCCCCCACTCTGCCGCCGCAACCCGCAGCAGCTTCTCGTCCTTGCGCTCGCCGAGGTAGTCGCGGCCTAGGTTGTCGAGGCTGTAGGAGTAGCGGTTCTCATCGACCAACGCACCCGTGATCATTGTATCAACGATACGGCCTTGCACGTTAACATTTTCCGCTTGGAGCCAGCCCAAGTCGTAGGTCGCGTTGTGCATGATCTTGTCGATGTGCGGCGTGTCGAGTTGCTTCTGCAGCCAGCGCATCGTGATCTTCGGATCGAGGTTGTGCCCGTTGGCATGGCGGATCGGAAAGTACCCCTGCCAGTCGCCCGCAGCTACAGCCACGCCCACAATGAACCCATCGTTGCGCACCCACCCGGGCCCGAGCGTCGTGAGCTTAGGGTCGCAGGTCTCGAGGTCGATGGCGATCTGCTTGTGATGCCGCAAGTCAGGGAACTCGGACGGGATGTTCCACGTCAACTCCTTGCCCTGATCCATCTGCTCGGCGATGATGCGGTCCTTCTTGAACAGATCACGCTGCATCAAACGATCCTCCGAGCGCGCTGTAGCCGCACTTATCGATCCACGAATCGTGATGCCCCGGCGTCTCGAGCAGGCGGCACGTCTTCACCCAGTCCATCATCAGCGCCACATGCTGCGCGGTCAGCGGGCCTTGGGTGTTCTCGACGATGATGTTCCATCCAGCGGCGATGCGGTCGAAGTTGTGCTTGGCATCTCCGTAGTCTTGGGCGCGCTGCCCGCAGATCAGAGCCTTGGCCGTATCTAGAATCTCGTCACGCTTCATAGGTAGTACCTGTATTTCTTGTCCGACTCGATGATGAACAGAGCATTCCGCGCGCGGGTGACCGCGACGTAGAAAACCCGGTGCTCATCTTCCGGATGTTTGCCCTCAACGCAGGCTTTGGTGGAGCCAGTATACACTGCGACGTTGTCGTCTTCTCCCCCTTTCATCGCATGTATCGTAGATATCTTGATCCTCGGCTCCTTGTAGATGTCCTCGCCCCTGCGCTGGATCGCGCGGACGTAGACCTTGTCGTACTCCGACAGCCGCGCGACATCCATCGGATCCGCGTCCCGAGGCGCAAGAAGCCCGAACCTCGCAACTAGGTCCTCGTACGTCAGCCCCTGCTCCGGGTCTGCCGCATCGAGAAGCTTGGTGACCCCGCGCTTGACCACCGGGTTCTTTCCCATCTTGGGCACGTTCTCGTAGAAGGTCTTGATCCTCCCGATGTTCAGGGCCTGCCCATCAATCAGATCGCGCCACGTCGCCATGACCTCGAGCGATGTCTGGTCAATCGACCAGCGCCCGTTGCGGCTGTAGAAGAACCCGTGCTTGCGCAGCACGTTCGCGAAGTCGTCCACGAAGGCGTTGGTCCGGGCCATGATGGTCCACGATCCTCGCTGGATCGGCATCTGCTCGAGCCTCCACACCCGGTGGACCTCGCCCTCTTCGTCCCTCGGCAGGAACTCCTTCTCCATCCGGTCAGGGATGCGCTTTGAGATGCGTCTGGCAAGCTCCCAGACGGCCCGTGGCAGGCGATATGACTGGCTGAGTACCTCGACATGGCTGGCGCAACGCATGAACTCTCCGACGTCCGCAGCGGCCCAGCGGTGGATCGCCTGATCGTCGTCCCCGGCGATCACAACCTCCTGTGCCTCGTCCACGATCAACAGATCCAAGTACGGCGGCTCCGAGATCTGCACATACCGGTAGATCATGTCCGCGAAGTCGTACTTGTTGTACTTGGCCTTGTACTCCTGCAGCTGCGCCTTGACCTGCACCAGCTTCGAGAAATGGATGTTGTAGTTCCCGGCGTAGTTGTACTCCCACTCCAGCGAAGACTGCCGGTAGGTCGAGAGCATGATCAGACTGAGGTACTTGGACCCCGAACCTAGGACCGTGGGCACCGCGATCCCGTCTTCCCCGTATGCTCGTTCCTGTCCCTCCATCACCAGCCCGAGCATGTCGCCCACCTTGCGATAGTCGGCGCTGCCCATGACGTCCGTCGTCTGCAGCCCGAGGGCGTGGTAGCCCGTGGCGTGCAGCGTGCGGCAGTGCGGGAAGTCCTTGGGCGTCAGGTTGAACTTGGCGCAGGCCCGGGACAGGAACTCCCGAACCGCCTTGGTTGTGAACGACACGATGCCGATCCGAGAAGGGTGGACCCCCTCAGCCAGCTTCTCCTCCACGATCCGGATGAGCGTGGTCGTCTTGCCGCAGCCCGGGGGCCCGAGGATCAGGCGGGCGTTAGGTATCACGGCGCTGCTCCAGCCAAGTCTGGATGTCCTCCCTGTCCCACCGGCTGGCAGATCGCTTCGCCTCTCCGTCGCCAAGCTTGTAGGGCTTCGGGAAGTTGTTCTCGGCAACCCACTTGTAGATTGCAGACTCGGAAACCCCGAGCCACTGCGCCACCTCTCGAGCCTTCAGCATCTTAGAAGGGGATGTCATTGTTGATCTCCTGTACCGGTAGCTCGATCTCTTCGTCCTCAAACGTCGGGACAAACCAAGCCCGTATCTGCCCTCGTTCTCCGTCTTCCTTGCGGAAGTTCTTCTTGACGTGGCACTCGCGCCCGTCGTTCATGCGCTTCAGAAGCTCTTGGATCTGCCCTCGGTTCAGCATCGTGAACCGCCGGTTGTTCAGAAACTCCGTCAGCGCATCCATCGTGAAGTACGTGTACCCATCCTCGTCGGTCCACGGCTTCTTCTGGACCATCTCCTCGGGGTGCATGGCCCGGATCCGGCTCGTGCAGAACTCCCGCAGCAACTCCTTGAACTGCCCGCGAATGGTCAGTTCCTCGGGGACCTCCTGCCGTATGGCCTCCGCCAGCAGCTGCTGCACCGCAACCTGCCACCGAGCAGGACGCATTGTCGCAGGGAAGATCAGCCCCTGCTCCATGCAGGCGCGCGCGAACATAGACTGGCTCTGCAGCTGCTCGGTGTTCAGCTGGATCCGAACCCCGTTCACCGTCAGGAAGTACACGCGCGGCTCGGACATGATGACCAGCAGATTGCTCATCGCCACGCCCTGCGGCGAGTTGTCGTCAGCGACCCCGTACTTGCGCGTGATGCACAACTCGTAGTCGCAGAAACTTTTGAAGGGCTCCTGCTTGCAGGTGTAGGTGTAGTCCTTCTTCGACAGCGAAGCTTGAACCGCCGTCACCTCCGTCGCAGCCAGAGGGACGTCGAACAGCTGCTGGTTCATGGTTTCAACTTCAGGTTTCCAGTCGTCCCCGTGCTTCTTCCTGCAGTAGACGCCGCAGTTGAACAGCTTCTTGTTGCGCTCCTCCGACACCGGCAACTCAGCAAACAGATGTTCCAAGCAGGGCGGCCCGTCGAAGAACAGCTTCCGCTTGTCCGTCTTCCTGTTCGACTCAAGCGCGGACACCGGAACTCGGGCCTCGTCTATCGCATCTAGGAACTCCTCGAGTTCCATCGCCTCGCCCTTGTCGTTGTAGCAGTACCGCTGCGGCGTCTCTGCGTTGTAGTAGGGCAGGTTGATGAAGTTCCCCACGTCCCCGCGCTCCGCCAAGATCTTGTCCTGCTTGGGGAAGATCTCGCAGCCGCTGTGGCCCAGCGCCACCGCCATCTCGAGCAGGTACTCCCGCACAACCTTCGCCTGCTCATACTCCTTGAGGAACAGGTACAGGTGCGCGCCGCCCGACTTGGAGCGGCAGTGCAGCAGCGGGAGATTGAGCTTCTTGATCCTTGCCTGTAGCGACTTGTGGTCGAGGTCGTAGATGTCGATGTCGAGCACGCCCCACTGGCACTTGTTCTCTTCGTTGATGGGTATCGCACCTACGCCCTGCGTTCCGTCGATGTGGCCCTCGAGCAGTTCCCTCGTCAGCGGTCTGCGTATGATCCGGCTCTCCGCATCTGCCTTCCCGTTGCGGCCTATCCTTCCGACAGTAGTGATCCCGTGTGCCACCTTCGATCCCTCGAAGGCAGCAAGCATCCTTTCGGCCAATGACATGCGTGTCTCCGATACCGGTTACTGTTCTGGGTAAGAAGGGGCGAGCGAGAACGCCCGCCCCCGTCGTTATACCTAGAACGGTATGTCGTCGTTCCCGGCACTGGAACTGCTCGACACCCGGTCCTCCGGTGCCGTCGCCTTGATCTCGCCCTTCTGCACAGAGAGGTAGAGACCCTTCGCCTTCTGGAACAGCATCGTATCCGACACACGCCCAAGCAAGCTCACCGCATAGTTGGAGTACGACTGGTCGTTGCGGTTCGTCTCTTCGACCGTGTTGATCTTCCAGATGTTGTAGAAGATCGGAGCACGCTCCACCTCACCCGTCCTCGGATGCACCATCTCCTGCAGGTTGATCTGGGACTTCCACCGACGGCTCACCTTCAGCGCCGTGATCTTCATGTCCAGAACCGCAGGGTTCCATGTGCCA